TAAATTAACTGTAGATTTATTAGCTGTATAAGTAACTCCACCTGATCCTGATGTAGATTCATCAAAGAGATTATTCTTTGACAGGACGTTTTTAGAATCAAATATAGTAAGTGGATTAGAAACTCTTAATCGTCCAAATGCATCATAAGCTGTGGATCCATCTCCACCACCAATAACGGTTGGTTCTACGTTTACATTATTACAAGACATTAATTAAACCTCATGCTAAACCAAGAAACTCTTTCTACCTCTTGTTTTAATTCTTCTTGAAAAGAAAAATTAAGTTGATTTTTTAAAGTATCAATAGACTGCAATACTTGTTGTTGATTATTATAATTATATTCAGGGGTAGGTTCTGGTATGTATGCAGTTATTTTAGCCATTATCTTCTACCATCTGGTTGTACATCAGCTCTAAAAGTTCCAAATCTCCAAGTTTCTCCTGAAGATGTATTTGCAATTTTTAAAGCAGCTGCTCTACCTCTAGCTCTAGTGTCTATTTTGTTAGTAGAGGAGGTTACTGAAAAAGGTCCTAATAATGAAGATGCTGCTGTGTCAGAAGGATAATCTTTAAGTAATATAGTTACAGTTGCTGTTCCATTTAATCTTTGAAAGTCTGGAATAAATCTTCTTATTTTTGTAAATGTTTCTCCATCTCCGTCTATATGTAATTGGAAATCTCCTGATTCAATATAAGACTGAATTGCTGTTGTGGTTCCATCTGCTACTTGATCTGTGCCTACTTCATGTGACCAAAAAATAGATGATCCACTAAAATTAGTTACTCCTTGTATAGTAGGGAAACTAGGTGTTCCTGTAAGGTCAAACGAAGTTGCATAAGGGTTATCATATAAGTGAGCATCGTAATACGTAGTTCTTGCTAAAGAACTTGTATACCAAACTTTTTCTGAATAGTTAAAAGTAACACATCTGTCCACTTCGTCAGAGGAATTAGATGGATAAAACCAATTGATTTCTCCAAAAAGAGAATTGTGTCCTGTGTACGTTAATCTTCCTGCATTGTAATTAAACCCTAAGTCACTTGGATTATTAGTAGTAAATACAAAATCTTCTACTGTGCATGATAATTTTTGAACTGTTCCGTTAAAAGCATTAAATCCTCCATTATCATCCATCCAATATACTACTCCATCTACATATTGAACTGCATGAGGTCCTACTAGTCCACAATTAGAACCTACTTTTCTAATACTAAAAGTAAAAGGTGCTCCTACATACTGCATAGCATAAGCTGCAGTGTCTGTTAAAATTAAAATATAGTCTTTTGCTTTTACGGCTCCCACAATTTCTGTACCATCATCAATTCTAAATGTTCCAGCTGTGTTAACAGAAGTAGGTTGATATTCACTGTAATTTTCTTGATCAGAAAATCTAATAAACATAGGATCTTGAGTGCTTGTATTTCCAATAGTAGTTTCTGTACCTAAATGAATAAAATGCCTATCTTGATCTGACACTATCGTCAAAGCTGTTTTAGTTGGAGCTCCTGCCATAATGGTTGCTCTTGTTTCTAAAGCATTAGCAGCATAGTTTAATGGTTGCCAAATAAATGTTCTACCATTTAAAATAGTTGCTGTTAATGTTTGTCCAAAATTATCTAAAGACCAATCTGCTGGATCTAATTGAACAGAAGAAGATAAAGATGCTGCTCCCCAAGCTGTAAAAGCTTCTACTCCAGCTGTGTCTAAATGGGATGCTGCAGAAGTTCCATTAACTCCTCTCGTACATCCAGTTAAATCATTAGAAGATATTCCTGTATAACTAATTAATTCATTGTCTATTTTTACTACTCCAGTGGTAGGGAAACCAGCTGTGCTTGTTAATGTAATTGTAGTAACTATATTATCGATTGCTCCATTCAAAGTTGTAGTTAAACCTGAAGCTCCTCCGTATCCACCAGTACCAAATCCATATCCATATGTTTGTCCTACTGGACCAATCTTAATATATCTATTTATAGTGCAGGCTCCATCAGCTGTATTATTGGCTGTAGCGTTAGCTGCCATTGTTACTGTAAAGGTATTAATAGTTGTACTAGTTACTTCAAAAGTTTGATCTTCAAAATTACCAGATGTGTATCCAGCTCCTGTTGGAGGTGTGACGGAAGTAAAAGTAAATAGATCTCCTGCAACCATATTATGTCCAGTTAGATTAACTGTGACGATTGGGGATCCAGAAGAAGTATCAAACGTTCCTCCTGTTTGAGCAGCTTCTAATGGAGAAATATCGTAAAAAGCACTTTCATAGTAAATAAAAAGACCTCGTTGAGTTCCTAGAACAACGTATTTTCTTCCATCTAGATCTGTCCATTGATGTTGAGATCTTACAGCTCCTACTAATGTTTTAGAAGTTAATTTTTCCCAACCACCTATTTTTTCAGGTAAACCATAACGAAATCGCACAAAATCACCATCTACATACTGTCCTTCAGCTGCAGTATCGGTTATTTGTTTATTAAAGCCAGGTCTTATGTTAACTAAATTTAATGGCATATTGGCATTATACCTTATATTTAAATCAGTTTATATATCAGAATTAATTTCTTGTTCTGTCGTAGTTTTAAGCTTTTTAACTTCTTCTGGGAATTTTTGTTGCCAATCTACAATAGTTTTAAATAAGTAATTTGCAAAATGTTTAAAAAAAACATTAGTTAAATGAAGTTTTTTATTTTTAGATATATAATTAATTTCTTCGTCATTAAACTCTATATCACAAGATCCATCTTCAAATTGTTTAAATTTCATAATTGTTTAAATTAATACGTTTTTTAATATATTTTGTTGATCATAAGCATACTCTTTATTGGGACCATTTTCATCTACATAGTGAAAAAAAGTTTGAGCATGCCAGTCCCCTTCAAAAGGATCTCTCCAATGCTCAAGTTCACATCCTAAATAAATAACAGCATCTCCTGGATTCATTTCTAATTTTGTACCTTCCATATAAATTGGCCAAGGTGTACCATCACTTCCCCACATAGCTGTTACAGATACCTCACAGGCAGGTCTATCTTTATGTGGTTTTAAATCAGAGTTGTAGGTATACACTCTTGAAAAAGAATAAGTAGGCAACAGTTTTAATCCTGTTTCTTCTTGCATTCGTTTTCGTTTCTTCATTAAAAAAGCATCTGAAAAACAATCGAAATCAAAATAAGAATCTGAATTATTATTAAATAAAGCTTCATCAAAGTTAGTTGTGTTGCGTTTGTGTTTAAGTAAAAAATAATAAACACCGAAATCAATTTCTTCCTGTGTAAAGAAATTCTTAACTAATTTAAATTTAAAATCTTTTTTTAAAACATCCATGCAACTATTGAGTATCTAGGTTTTTTACTAACAAAATTAACTCTATGGGGAAACATAAAGCTACTTGGCCACATTATTAAGCGACCTACTTTTGGTTTAACTTTAAGAAATGATTTTCTTTCAATTGTATCACAAAACTCCAATTCTCCTCCTTCATAATCATTGTTTAATAAAATAATACAAGTTAAAGTTCTTGGTATTTGTGGACAATGATCTGTATGAAATTTATAAAAACCATGTTCTTCATATTTTAGAGCAGAAATATCTGTAATTCCATTTATAAGTAATTCATCGTTATAAGCTAAATTTTTTTTATAATCTTCAAACCCATCTTTTAATCTAGAACAAATAAAATTATACCAATGAATTTTAGTTTTTGATTTTAAATCAACTAAATTTAAATCGAATACTTGTGTGTTCCTTACGTTTTTTTCAATTATTCCAGGACCTTCGGCTTCTCCTTGAACACGTGCGTCTGTAAAATTCTGTATATTTAACCAACGCAATAAAGAACCTACTACTTCTGGTCTTAAAAAATTATCGGTTATTTTTATATAGTCTTTTATATTTGTCATTCAAATATTTTTTTACTCCATATTTTTCGTTTGTACCAGTTTATAACAGTTGTTCTAAAATCAGCATATTGATATTTATCATGTTTTATACTAGAAATACTCATTTTCCAAGCATCCCTTTTAAATGGAATTACTTGTACATAAGGCAATCCTTTTTCAAATGTTTTTC